GGGCGCAGTTCTCGGAGTCGGCGTTCGTGTCGAGCGACACCCCGGCTGCTGGCGCGCTGACCCCGGCGCAGGCGCGGAACAAGCAGGCGGCGATGTTCGCCGACAAGGAGTTCATGTCGCGCTACCTCAACCCTGACGAGCGGGTGCGCCAGAGCGCCATCGAGGAGATGATGCGGCTCACGCGGATGGCGAATCCTGGTGCCATCGACGAGTAGTTGCATCTTCGGAAAGGCCGCAGTACCATCGCTGCGAGTCCCCCGTGTGTGTTGCCGGGAGGGTAAAACCTCCCGGCTCTTTTACGGGGCAGGGCAAGTCGCAAGACCCCGCTGACAACCGGAAAGACGGTCGCGCGGCCCGCGCGGAACGGGCAAGGTTCGGCCCCGGTGACGGACAAGCCATCCGAGAACATCGTCCTTTCATGTTTTCTGGAGAGGCATCATGGCCGACAATATCGCATCCGTTTATGCCGTTCAGTACGGCACGAACATCTCGCTGCTCCTGCAGCAGAAGGGCTCCAAGCTGCGCCAGGCGGTGCAGGTTGGTTCGTACAAGGGCAAGCAGTCCGAAGTCGTGACGCAGTACGGTGCCACCTCGGCCCGCGCTGTCTCGACCCGCTACTCGCCGATCGTCCCCGTCAACACCCCGAACGACCGTCGCTGGGTGTTCCCGGAGGACTACGACTGGGCGGATTTGATCGACAACTTCGACAAGCTCCGTCTCCTCGCCGACCCGCAGAGCGCCTACAGCCAGAACGGCCTGTACGCGATGGGTCGCGCGATCGACGACGTCATCATCTCGGGCATCTTCGGCACCAACAAGACCAGCAGGTCGCCGTGAACTACGCTGCCTCCGGCAACGTGGGCCTGACGGTGGACAAGCTGCGCGAGGCGCGCCGCATCCTGATGGAGAACGAGGTCGACCTCGATGCCGAGCCGGCCTACTGCGCCATCTCGGCGGAGCAGCACGACGATCTCCTCGGGCAGCTCCAGGTCACGAACGCCGACTTCAACACCGACGCTCCGGTGCTGCAGGACGGCAAGGTGACCCGCTTCCTCGGGATCAACTTCATCCACACCGAGCGTCTACCGACGTCCTCGAGCCACCGCCGCTGCCCCGTGTGGGTGCCGTCGGGCGTTCACCTGGGCATCTGGAACGACATCATGTCCAACGTCACGCAGCGTCGTGACCTGTCTTCGCACCCGTATCAGGTCTACCTGATGGGTACCTTCGGTGCCACGCGCACCGAGGAGAAGAAGGTCGTCGACATCCTCTGCGCGGAGTAAGGGAGTAAACCATCATGGCAGTCGAAGCACGCAAGTCCTCCCTCGTGACCAACGCAGATGCGGTCCCGGCGGTCCTCAACAACCCTCGTGTCGATGGCGGTTTCGAGCGCATCGAAGTCTCCACCGTCGAGATCGTCAACGCCGACTCCATCGCCTCGACGTACCGGATGTTCCGGCTTCCGTCGAACGCGGTGGTGACCGACCTCCGCATCTACTCGCCCGACATCGGCACCACGACCATCACCGACATCGGCCTGTATCGCACGGCCAAGGACGGTGGCGCGGTCGTGGATGCGGACTTCTTCGCCTCGGCCCTGTCCCTCAAGGACGGCGCGCTGAACGGCACGGATGTCCTGCACGAGGCGGCGGTGTTCACCATCGCCAACTCGGGCAAGGAGCTGTGGGATGCGTTGGGCCTCACCAGCGATCCGTCCGTGTTCTACGACGTGACGCTCACGCTGACGGGGGCCGCTGACGCCACCGGCACCGTGAAGCTCATCGGTCGCTACACGGCGTAAGGCATAGGGGCGGGTCGGGCAACCGGCTCGCCCCTTCTTTCGGGAGACGAACATGGCAGACCGTTTCTACGGCATCGACCGGGGTGAGCAGGGTGTCCGCAACGTGACCGAAGGTGCGGCCTCCACGGCCACGACCGACGTCGAGCTGCGGGTGGACCTCATCGGGATGAGCAAGCTCGAAGTGCTGCTCGCCATCGACACCATCAAGGATGCGATCATCCAGGATACTTGGCCGCCGGCCTGATAGCCGCGGGAGGCGCCCGTGGCTACCAGTGACGTTGCGATTGCCAATCTCGCGCTGACCAAGCTCGGCGATCTGCGGATCACCGCGCTCACGGACAACACCAAGCCCGCACGTGAGCTCAACGCCATCTACGGGATGCTGCGCGACAAGTTGCAGCGCACCTACAACTGGCGTTTCTGCGTCAAGCGCGTGAGCCTCGCGGCTGATGTGGCGACCCCGGTCTTCGACTACTCGTTCCAGTACACCCTGCCGGCGGACTGCCTGCGGGTGCTGCAGATCAACGCCTACTACCCTGCGCCGGACCTCTCTGACCTCATCAGCAGCGGCGGGCAGGAGTACGTCATCGAGGCCGGGAAGATACTGACCCGCAGCTCTGGTTCGCTGAACCTGCGCTACCTTGCCCGCATCTCTGACCCGACCAAGTTCGATTCCTCGTTCGACGATGCGTTTGCGGGCCTCTTGGCCTACAACGTCTGCGAGGCGCTGACCCAGTCTGACGCGAAGAAGAACGCCGCGCTGCGCGAGTACCGGTTGGCGCTCATGGATGCCATCCGTGCCAATGCCATTGAAAACCCGCCGGAGAGCATCGCCGATACGACTTGGCTGACCGTGAGGCTCTGATGCCAAACGTCAACCCAGCCATCGTCAACTTCAACGGGGGCGAGGTGGGTTCGCTCATGGGCGGGCGCACCGACTTCGAGAAGTACGCATCGAGCGCGCACCGGATGCGGCGGTTCATCCCGACCGCGCAGGGTCCGGCGAAACGGTGTCCCGGCACCAAGTACGTTCTGGAGGCGCGCTACCCCGACAAGCGGGTGTGGCTGCAGCGGTTCGAGTTCGCCTTCGACCAGGCGTATGTCATCGAGTTCGGCGACGAATACTGCCGCTTCTACACCGACCGTGGCGTGGTGCTGGAAGACCCGATCGACATCTCCGGCATCACGCAGGCGAATCCGGGCGTGGTCACCTATGTCGGGGCAAACCCGTCGAACGGCGACTGGATGTATGTCTCGGGCGTGGCCGGCATGACGCAGGTCAATGGCCGCTACGTCAAGGTGACCAATGTCAACACGGGCGCGAAGACCTTCGAGCTCTACGACATCGACGGTGGGGTCATCGATACGACCAACTATGGCGCATACGCCGGCAACGGCGACCTTGAGCGCGTCTACACGATCGCCTCGCCCTACTCGGTGGATGACCTGTTCACCCCCGAAGGGACATCGGCGCTCTCGATCGCTCAGTCCGGTGACGTGCTGTACATCGGCTGCGAGGGGTACCAGCCGCGCACCCTGACCCGTTCTGGCAACACGAGCTGGGCGTTCGCGGCCTATGCGCCGAGCGACGGCCCGTTCCAACGCGAGCCTGACGCCAAGGTCGCGTTCACCCTGAGCGCCACGACCGGCAACGTCACGGTGACGTCCGGCGCGGCCATCTTCGACAACGACTCGGTGGGTATGCTGCTGCGGCTGCAGCCCATCAACATCACCACGACCCAATGGGAGACCGCCAAGTCCATCACGGCGGGCGACATTCGCAAGAGCTCGGGCAAGTTCTACGAGGCGGTGAACAGTTCCACGACCGGCGCGGTGCGGCCCATCCACGAGGAGGGACAGGACTACGACGGCAACGCCGGTGTCCTGTGGAAATTCCTGCACCCCGGCTACGTCGTGCTGAAGATCACGGCGGTGACCAGCACGACACAGGTGAGCGCCGACATCGTCGGCCCCGGTGTCGCGCCGACCGAGCTGCTGTCCTCTGCCTCGTGCGTGTACCGCATTGGCGCGTGGGGTGAGGGCATGGGTGCGTCCTACCCGTACAAGACGGCGTTCTGGCGCGACCGGCTCTGGTGGGGCGGCGGGCAGAACGTCTATGCCTCGGTGGCCGGCGACTACGGCTCCCATGCGCCCGACACGTTCGGTGAGATTCTGGCCGACAACGCGCTGAACCTGACGCTCGCGGTCGGCAACGTGGACAAGGTCAGGTGGATGCGCCCGGGTAATGCGCTCATCGTCGGCACGGCGGGTGCGGAGATTGCCATCCGCGAGAATGTCACGACCGCCCCGCTCGGCCCGGAGAACGTGAAGTTCGACCTGCAGTCGGCTGAGGGGTCGATGGAGCTGGAGCCGGCGCTCGTGGAGGATGCCATCCTGTTCGCGCGCGTCGGTGGTCGGCGCATCATGGAGTTGCGGTTCGACCTCCAGGTCGATGCGTGGGTTCCCCGGGACATGAGCGTCCTGTACCCCGAAATCACGAAGTCCGGCATCATCGACATGGAGTATCAGAAGGAGCCGGATGACATCCTCTGGTGCG